GCTTTAGATGGAGTCTATCTTGAGAATGGTGGTCAAAGAATATTAACATGTTTAGTTTATTTAAACAATGCTGTTGGTGGTTCTACTGCATTCCCTAAATTAAACTTAGTAGTCGGAGCCATTGGCGGAAGACTTCTAATGTTTGGTAATGTAGATGAAAATAATAAGGCACATGACTTATCATTGCATCAAGGACTACCACCACATGAAGGTGAAAAATGGGTGATGACTTTATGGTTCAGAGAAAAGATAGTAAATTAGAGAAGGCATTTGGAGCTAAGAAGGAGAAGGCTCCAGAGAAACCAAAACAAAAAACTGCTGAACAGCATCTAAAGGAATGGTCTGAAGACCAAACCAGAGCTGTAGGTGGTAAGGGGTTCTTAGTGGGATGAAGAGAAGAAGCGGAAAACTATTAGATGTAATGCCGTATAGACATCAGGAATGGATTGAAGAGCCTGATGGTGAGATATCTATAACTACTTATCAAGATGTTCAGCCTACAATAGAGCAGAACAAAAAAGATTATAACTTATATGGTGATAGACTTAGCCTGGGTAAAAGAGGCGAATGGCATAAGGTGGCTTCTATACCATTCAATGTTTACGAACAATGGAAGACAGAAACTAATGGAGCTATAGATAAAGATCCTAAGTTACTGGCTAAATATTTAAACGATCCTGATAACAAATATTTTAAAACAGCACCAACCAAACTATAGGGGTAAATAAGATGGGAGACTTATACAGATTAAACAATTTTAATTATACGTTTACAGCGCTGTCAACCTCGGTAACACTAGGTGATGCTGTCTCTGCACAATGCTACGCTATTATAATAAACGCCAGTGAGCCTGTGTTTATTAAAATTGACGAGCATGGAAGTGCTGCCACCGCTGGTTCATGCGGTTACTTTATTAAGGATTGGCCTCATTATATTCGCGTTAGCCCTGGAGACAGGATTTCTGGATTAAGAGCTGGTAGTAGTGATTCAGTTGTTTACGTAACAGAACTAACCAGATGAGAATGGACAAGCCAGATGTTCTTTATAGATTAGCTAATAAGCTACATTCTATAACGACTTCTACAACCTCTACTGAAATGGCAGAGGCCGTTGGCTCTGGTATAAGCGCTGTAATGATAACAGCTACAGAAGATGCTTACCTTGCATTCGGTGGAGAGGTGGACAATACACCGTGGAGTGATGTGGTTGGTGCATGGTCGGCACAAACAAACTCATGGAAGGAATACGAGGCTGTTGGTGAGGGTTATCAAGAGAAGGACTGGCCTACTTATTGGCGTATCAGTTCGGGGCAGAAAGTATCCGCTTTGCAGGTATCTGCTGCTGGAACAGTATACATTGCGGAGATGACAAGATAATGGCGATAGGAACTTATGCAGAACTTCAGACTGCTGTGTCAAACTGGCTAGACAGATCTGATTTAACTGACAGAATACAAGAATTCATAGACTTAGCTGAAGCAAGAATAAATCGTAACTTGCGCCTTCGTCTTATGGAGACAACTGCTACTGGCACATTGGTAGCGGGAACTAGAGATTATGCGTTACCCACAGATTATATACAGGCAAGAACATTCCATTTGACTCTTGACCCTATAGTTCCATTAGCTTATGTTACACCAGAGATAATGAATAGGATATGGGCTGGATCTACTGGTGGAACTCCAGAGTCATTCACCATCATTGGTGAAAACTTCAGACTTGGGCCGTCACCTGCAACTGCTGACGGTTATTCTATGCTGTATTATAAACGGATACCTGCATTAACCCCTGCTGCCACAACTAATAGTATGCTTACATATAATCCTGATATATATTTATATGGATCTCTATTAGAGGCGGAGCCATTCTTAATGAATGACCAGAGGGTGCAGTTATGGGCTACAGCTTACAGACAAGCTGTAAACGATTTACAAGTTCAGGATGACAAAGATCGTCACTCTGGTTCTGAGCTAAGAGTAATGAACACGAGTGGCTACTTTTAAGGGGATTAATCATGGGATTAGAAACAGCAACATACATTAGTCAATTAGTTGGTACGAACCCCACTTCTAGTGATCCTGTATCGCAAGGGGACGATCATCTCAGGCTAATCAAAGATGTACTACAGGCACAGTTCACCACTCTTGGTGCAGCAGCAGTAACCACTACGGCTGCCGAATTGAATTTACTCGACGGTGTAACATCGTTGGGTGATGTGACCGGGCCGGGATCTAGCGTTGATAACGCAATTACAAGATTCAGTGGAACTGGTGGCAAGACAATTCAAAATAGCAATGTTACCATTTCTGATGATCCTCCAGTGATTAAAATTGGTGATGGGGTGGCAGAAGATACAACAGTTCTTTTTGACGGCAATGCTAAAGATTTTTATGTCGCATTAGATGATACTGCTGACAAACTTGTTATTGGTGAGGGTTCAACTGTAGGCACTAACTCTATAATGACAATTACTGATGATACAGTAACTATCGGTGATGGGTCTACAGTAGACACTTATTTAAACTTTGATGGGAATGCTGCTGATTACAGAATTGGTATTGATGACGGCACTGATACATTAGAGATTGGTGTTGGTGTTGCACATGGAACTACAGCAGCAATATCTATGGATTCATCAGCCGACATGACGTTGGGTGGCTATATCAATTTTGGTGATGAGCAAGCTATCAGACCAGAGATAAAAGACTACGCCGAAACTGTCAACGCTCTCGGAGATACTGGAGGCGGTACTGATGCCATTGATATAAGTGCCGGAAATGTAGTATCTGCAACGGTGTCTACAGCAACAACGGAATTCACTTTTACTAATCCGTCTGCTACCGGAAAGTCATGTTCATTCACATTAATACTTACTAATGGTGGATCACAAACTGTTACGTGGCCCACTTCTGTAGACTGGCCCGGTGGAACAGCTCCCTCACTAACTGCATCCGGTTTGGATGTTTTAGTTTTTACAACTGTAGATGCTGGAACCATATGGTATGGATTCGCAGCAGGTCTTGATGTGAAATCACCATAGGAGAATTGATATGCCATTGGGATCAGAAAAAGTAGGATTGCTGGGGGCTGCAGGCGCAGCGACTGGTGGAAATAGGGCCGTATTTTGTGGCGGTGAAGGGGTTGACCCCTCAGCATCCAGAACAAATGTTGTTGATTACATCAATATCAGCACCACTGGTGACGCGACTGATTTTGGAGATTACGGGTTTACAGTCACCAATATTGGTGGCGATAGTAATGGCTCAAACGATAGGGGTGTTTATGGTGGCGGTGTTGATTCTAGTGGATTAATCGACGTAATGAACTATTTCACTATTTCGGCAGCTTCATATTCTTCTACCGACTTCGGTGATCTTACGGCTTCAACTGGTAACATGAGATCTGCATCAAATAAAACTGATGAACGATTAGTGTGGGTGAGTGGTGAACGTGCTGGGCCGGTGAGAACCAATATTTTGGAATACATCACCGTAAACTCTCCCGGAAACGCGACTGATTTTGGAGATTTAACAGTTCCCAGAAGAAGCGGTGGGGCAGATTCTAACGGCACCAGTGATCGCGGTATATATGCTGGCGGTTTCGGCACAGTTCCTACTCCGACGAATTGGAACACTATCGACTACTGGACTATTACGTCCACGGGCAATGCAACTGATTTCGGAGACTTGATAAATTGTCAGGGAGGCCAGGTGGTAGCTGCTGTCAGCAATTTAACAAATGATCGGGTTTGTTTTTCAGGCGGAAATCGTCAAACAATATCGCCCTGCTCAGGCTCTGCGAACATTATTAGTTATGTAACCATCACTTCAACAGGCAACAGCACAGACTTCGGTGATCTGACTACCAATAACGGCAATAATACGGGAACCTCTAACGGTACGGAGGAGAGAGGAATTAATGCTGGTGATGCTGGGTCTGATAACAATACCATAAATTACTTTACGATAAATACGACTGGAAATGCTAGTGATTTTGGTGATCTAACCAGAGGAAGACAGCAGCCCGCAGCTGCTTCCGATGCTGGTTGAGGTGATTAATTCTGTCTGACGAAAAACGTTTTGTGGGTGAGGTCGTACATCTCTTTCCGACCCCTGTATTCCTTTGTGATGAAAAGTACAGTGATGATAATTTGTTAAGTCTCATTGATGGAATGGAGATGAGGAAGAACGACAATAACAATTTTAGCTCTACTGATGGCTATGTGTTGGAATGGCCTGAATTATTTCATCTAAAAAAATATATTGAAAGAAACTTAAATCATTATGCTTATAACGTATTGGGCATAAAAGAAGAGCATAACTTTCACATTACACAATCATGGTTTAATGTAAATAAAAAGGGAACCTCTCATCACAGTCACACACATCCCAATAGTATATTTAGTGGAATATTTTTTGTAGGCGGAGATGGTAGTTGCCCAGTGGTTTTTAAAAATAGTAAGGATGTCGAATTTGGATTGCCTTTGAAATTTTCATTCAAGGAGTATTCAATAATAAATTCATCTGAATATTCTCTAAGAAATGATAAAAACACGTTAGTAATATTTCCATCTACTTTAAGGCATGGCGTAGGGGATAATGAGTCTGATATTGATAGAGTTAGTTTATCTTTTAATTCGTTTGCCAGCGGATCAGCTGGAAACGCAAACCATAAAACTAAATTAGTTTTAACAGGAATTAAATAAATATGGAGAATGAGCTGCAAGTAGCAAACAGTAAAAATCTTATGCTTGAACTTAATACAGAGTTCGCTGTCATAGATGACAAGAAGTTGGCTAAGATTTCAGAACGCATGAAAGAGATGGATCGTACTAATAACTCTTTCAGCAAGGGGAAGACACAAACTACATCACAGTTAATGACTTTGACTATGATGTGCGATGCGCCTTATAGAAGGCTGCGTCAGATACTATCGCAAATTGAACGCAAAAGAGCAGCACTAGAATCATCCGCATTTGATCTTAGGAAAAAGAAATTCAAGCTAAAAAAGTTAAGAGAGAAAGGTGACGAACTCTCCACAATAAAGGCTGATGAAATAGAGCATGGTATGCATCGATCTAAAACCTACATTGAAGCTGCGCTAAAAGAGCTGGCAATGTATCAAGACACTTATGAAGAGGTAAAAGCAGCTCATAATATTCCAGACAATTGGGATGAATTAGATTTCGAGAAAGAAGAAATATCTAATCATATTCGTATGGCATTTAGAAACTGCTTGAGGAATATGCTGGTAACGGGTGGTATGAATATGGGCACTTTGGAATATCTCGAACAGTTTGGGATTCATCCGGTAACGGCTAAGAATTTAATTAAGAATTATCTAGCTGAAGTGGAAGCGATGGCGGAAGAAGGAAAGTACCCATCAGTGACTCACCTGTATGAGTTCTTGGATAAATGTGCTGAAATATTCCAAGACGCTCATCACGCAGTAATGTCAAGAATCGGTATAAAAGATCTATTGAAGGATGAGTATTTGTTCACGGAGATGCGTGACGTAGCGTGAGAATACTTGTTGGTACACCCTGCTATGGGTGCTTAATGACGATTGATTATTTTAATACCATGGCTCACCTTCTGCGTGACGGCTTGGAACATGGAGTAGAGGTTGACTTCATGCAAATTGGTAATCAGGTCACAAAGAAAGCACGAAATTCAATTGTCAGTTATTTCCACCTTCATCCTGAATATGACTATCTGCTGTTCGTGGACGCAGATACTGGAGTAGAGCCGGGTGGTATCGGCAAACTTATTAAAAGTGGCAAAGATGTAATCGGCGCACCTGTAGCATTGAAGGGATACAACCCTGATGGATCTCCTGTTTTGAATATCGGGGAAATCTATTCTCAGGAAGGGTCAATCGCAGAGATTGAGCATATCGGTAATGCCTGTCTATTGTTTAGCCGGAAAGCAATAAAGGCTCTAATTGATATATCGAAGCCTTATGAGGATTCCCCAACGTTCTCCAGAGGCGATGTAGAAAAGTTGTCAACCAAAGCATGGGATGTGTTTTATATTGGGGTTATGGAAGATGGAGTATATCGTCCAGAAGATTTTAGCACCTGTTGGACGTTTAGAAATAAATTGGGAATCAAAGTGTATTGCGATTTAAGCGTGAAGACTACACATCAGGGAACCCATCAATTTAAAAGTTGGAGATAAATATGACTTACGCAAGAATAGAAAATGGAAGTGTAGTTCAGTATCCGTATGATATGCCCAGATTAAAGGCTGATAATCCAAACGTCAGTTTTCCTTTAGATTCATTTAGTCGTGCAGATGTTCGAGAAGCATTTAATATCGTTGAAGTAACGGAAGTTGCCAAGCCTGATGAAGCTGCCCATCATGTAAGCGAGGGTGTCCCATTGAATGTTAGTGGAGTATGGACGCAAGTCTGGGATGAAACACCAAGAAATGCAGAAGAGTTAGCGCAACAGGCAATAAACAAAAGGCTGGGTGAGTATGGTACCCCAGAAGATCAATTGGAATTCATTGCTGAAAATGGATTGGAAGCATGGCAAACAAAAGTGGCAGAGATAAAGGCTAAATATCCAAAAGCATGAGTCTAGTTCCTGTAACTAATGTAGGTGAGCATGGTATTGTCAAGGATATAAATTCCTGGCAACTTCCACCTAATGCGTGGACAGAAGGAAACAATATAAGGGCAGAGCATAACGCAATACAGAAGAGTCCAGGCTACTTAGAGGTAATGGATTCATGTCCTATAGTACCATACTTTATTACTAACCTAGAGATAGGTGGCGCTAACTACTGGATAGTAGGTGGGTTAGCTAAGATAGCTGTGCATAACGGAACGATATGGACTGACATTACCAGAGCCAGCGGTGATTATAATGCCACAGCTAGGGAGAACTGGACAGCTACAGTATTAGGTGGTATACTTGTAATGACCAATGGCTATGATGACCCACAGTTTTGGGCATTAACAGCCGGGATACCTTCTGTTGCTACCAAGATGGCTGACCTAACTTACTGGCCAGCCAGCACAGAGTGCAAGTCATTAAGAGCCTTTAAGTCTTTCTTGGTTGCTCTGAATGTAACAAAGTCAGCGGTGCCTTATACCAGCCTTGTTAAGTGGTCTACAGCAGCAGCAACACAAGCTGTTCCTGTCTCATGGGATGAAACCTCGGCTACAGTCGATGCTGGCGAGTATGCTTTAGAGGACAGTAAAGGTATTATAGTTGATGGGTTGCCCTTACGTGGCGACTTTATGATATACAAACAATACTCTACATACAAGATGAGCTATGTGGGGAATCCTTTTATCTTTTCATTTATACAGCTCTCACCTAATGTTGGCGCTCTAGCTAAGAACTGTATAAGAGAGTTTGACGGTGGTCACTTTGTAATGGCATATGGAGATATGTATATTAATACTGGTGACAGGCTTACGTCTATCCTTCCTCATAAGATGAGAGACTTTATATTTAACGATATTAATGGAGATGAATTCGAGAAATGCTTTGT